GATCAAGAGCGCACCAGCTCCAACATCAACCTCATCGAGCGTTTTGCCGGCGCAGCCGCGCACGCCCTTGGGTTGCAAATGGTTGGGGATCTGTTGGCCCTCGTGACTTCCTCTACCTACACCAACGCGTTGACGGTTGCTTCCAGCGCCTTCTCCTACCGCTCGGTAGTGTCGGCCGGAATTACCCTCAACAACAACAACAGCCCGGTCAACGGCCGGTACGCTGTCCTCAACCCCAGCTTCTACGGTGCGCTCTTGAATGATACGACCGTCGTGGCCAATCCCCAGATCTCGGGCGACCTCGTTCGCACGGCTGGGATCGGCAACGTGGCTGGATTCAACATCAGCCAGTACAGCGCAGTGCCTGCAAACAGCATCACGCTCGGCGGATTCTTCGCCCAGCAGGAAGCCTTGTTGATCGCGGCCCGCGTTCCTGAAGTACCTACTGGTGTTCCGATCCCTGGAGACATCAGCGTGGTAACGGAACCCCGCACCGGCCTGTCCGTCATGGTTCGCGAGAACTACGACGTTGTGAAAGGCCAGCTCCAACGCACCTACGCCCTGATCTACGGCGTGAAAGCGGGAGAGCCGAACAGCCTAGTACGTATCAACGGTAGCTAATTCACTCGGGGAGGGCGGTGGGCCAATCGGCTCACCGCCCTTTCCACTTTAAGAAATCCTCTCATGTCTGAATTTACGGAATGCCTAAAAGAAAGTTTGGCCGCCCTTTACGAACAGACGGGCACGGCGGCGACCATCGGATCGACAAGCGTCACTGGCATTCTTTCCACCATCACACGAAAACAAGCGGTCGAGTTGGGCGGGTTTGATCTAGATCTTAACAGCACTTTTACCATCGATATCACAGGGATCGCTACGGCCCCCACGATCGGCTCAGTCCTAGTAGCTAACTCAGTCAGTTTCCGCATCGTTACCCTAGATACTTCAATCGGCTCTTACGTCTTGGGCTTGCGAGAGTTTTAGCATGACCACTCGAAATCCTAAAATTTCCCTTTACCTGATCGCCGGCCATGAGGCTCAGTTTATCGATCGCTGCCTCAAGGCGTTTCAGCCTGTGTGTGATGAGATAGTCGTGTGCATGGCGCAGGGTGGCCGGCCTGATGACGGTACCCGGTCGATAGCGGAAAAGTCAGGGGCTAAAATAGTCGAGTATCACAACGCACCGGCCGCAGCGTCATGGCAACATATCGATAACTTTGCCGCTGCTAGGAACTGCGCATTGAATGCGTGTACTGGCGACTACGCATTTTGGGTGGATTGCGATGACTTACCTCATAAAGACCTCAAAAACGCTCTTAAAAGGGCCGTAGAGGCATTTGCATCAAATCCTAAGCTCGGCATCTATGCAGGCGTTTATAACGTTATAAACGCCAAATTAACCCCAGTAAGGGAAAGAATGGTTAAGCGGTTAGAGGATGGGCAGTGGTCGGGCCGGTGGCACTACGCAGTGCACGAAGCGCTCCTACCCCTTCTGGGCTATGAATCTGTCGGGGAGCAGCAGATATGGGTAGAGCATCACCCTGGCGGCTATAAACCAAACAGCGCCGACCGCAATCTCCGCATCTTGCAGGGCCAGCTTAGTGAGGCGGGCAAGTATGCTTACTACTTTCAGCAGGAGCTTTTTCTGGGCAATAAGCGGAACGAGTCACTGCCATGGTCGCACGTGGCCGCGATCTGGCCAGGGCAAGAGGCGACGCTGGCTTACGAAGCCGCCTGCAATGAGGCCACTGCAACTCAGGATCGTACCGTTAGGATTGGCCTATACCACAAGGCGCATCAGATGAATCCTGGGCGCAGGGAAGCGATTTACTTTTTAGCTAGGGAAGAAGCCAGCGTGGGCGCATGGCTACAGGCTTATCACTTGCTAAAGTCGGCCATGGTTCAGCCCGATCCGGGCCTAAAGATCTGGAACGCCCAACGCACCGTCTATGACTTTGAGTGTATCGATCTTTATCTGGCGGCCTGCCGAGCTGTGGGCGATACCACCGAAGCCGACAAGATCGAGAAAATGTGGCGATCGCAGAAGCCGGTAAAGATTAGCGTCTGCCACGCCACCCGCGGTCGACCCCAAGAAGCGATCAACGCCCGCATCCTATGGATGAAAAAGGCAGCAGATCCTGCCTCAGTCGAGTGGGTCTTTTCATGCGACAATAACGACCCCAGCTCGGAACCGCTGAAAAATTGGAACTTAGTTAAGGGTGAGGGCGGTTGCGTGGCCGCTTGGAATCGAGCCGCAGCCATAGCCCGGGGCGAGATCATCATACAAGGATCTGACGATTGGGATCCTCCGCTGCATTGGGACAAAATAATCAGCGATAGGATTGGGGATACCAGCAAGCCCGCAGTGCTGGCGATCTCTGACGGCCATCGTAAGGACGATCTGCTGTGCATGGCAATCCTCACAAAGGCACGACTGCAAGATCAGGGTGCAATGTTTGCCGCCGAATATGACGCATGCTCCGGCATATTCTCCGATAACGAATTTTCTAAAAGGGCTGCATACGACGGCGTCATCATTCCCGCCAAGGACATCGTATTCACTCACAATAATCCGCTATTTACGGGCGCCGCACAAGATGCGGAATTTAAGCGCCACAACGCCAAAGAAAATTACGAGCTAGGCGAAAAGATATTTAAGGAACGCAATCCGTGATTCACACCCACAACGCACTGCGTTTGGGCGACAACCTAGTGCAGTTAAATTTTCTACGTCGGCTATGCCTACAAAATCCAGATCTTGAAATCACGCACTACCACAATCCAGAGCTGTGCAAGTTTGAGGAGATTGATGCCTTGCGAAGCGACATATCTTTACGGCTACGCATTCGACCCATCAGCGAAGCACCAGCCGATAGTATTGATTCTTGGCGGAACACGGGCGGATATTGGGAGCGTCACACCGATAAATTAAACTTTGCAAAATTTCATTTAGATTGGTTTGAGGAACTGGCGAGCAGGATGTGCGTCAAGAATCCGATCCAGAAAGTCGATGATCTCCTGTTTGATTATCCAGCCTTAGATTCCTTTATTCAGATGGCTCCAGACTTCGACATCGTCGTGATAAATTCGCCAGGGCTGTCTGGTCAATTTACAAACTTTAACCCCGACGATTTCCGCGTCCTAGTTTCTAAGCTAATAGCCAAAGGGCATAGGGTTGTTACAACGAAAGCTACTGGATTATGCCCAGCATTTGATGGCAAGAATGTGACTTGGATCGGAGCCACTGCCGCCAAGGCAAAAGCCGTCATCGGAACTTCCACCGGGCCGAGCTGGCCATGCCTTAACGTTCATAACAAGGACGCCTTTCATTTGCTCTGTGCGGATGCCGAAACAGTCATATTTACCAAACGCGGTCAGATGGCTAGGAGCGCATTCCACGCTGTTCATATTTTAGAAGAGGAAGGCTTGCTGTGAAGAAGGAGCTAACTCAGGCGATGGATTTACTGGCGGCCGATCCGGCCGTTAGGTTTATAGGCTACGGGGTAAACATAGGCGGCCGGGCGGCAGGCACGCTCAATAATGTTGCGGATTCACAACTGATCGAAACGCCTGTCGCTGAAAATCTGATGGTAGGACTAGCCACGGGCCTGAGTTTAGCCGGGCTGAAACCAGTCGTTTTTATTGAGCGGATGGATTTTATTCTGAACGCACTGGACGCCATTGTGAATCACCTAGGAGTAGCCCGGCATATTAGCTGCAATCAGTTTAATCCGGCCGCCATCTTGCGGGTAGTCATCGGAAACAAAAGCAAGCCGCTCTACACGGGGCCGACTCACACGCAGGATTTTACCAAAGCTCTTAGGCAAATGATTGATTTCCCAATCGTCGAACTAAAAAAAGAAAGTGTAGTCAGCGAGTATCAAAGCGCATTGGATAGATTAAGCGTCGGAACTTCCACCATGCTTGTCGAGCGGAAGGATGAGTGGTGAAGCACAACAAGTACAGCGACCTTAAAATCTTTTCCTTTCCAGAAAAGATCGCCAGCTTTCGGGACGATGTTATCACCGCACCGATTTACGTGCGGATAAAACCCATCAACATCTGCCAGCACGCTTGCCGATTCTGCACCTATTCGGACGGCTCCACCCGCAAGAAGGATCGGCCAGACCTCCACCTCCAATCAGGCATGCACACCGCCATGAACGAGCGGGACACTATGCCCACAGAAAAAGCCCTTCAGCTTATGGACGATCTCGGCGCCATCGGTACCAAGGCCATAACCTTCTCGGGCGGCGGCGAACCGCTACTGCACCGCGATATCTCTGTCATCATGGGCCGTGCCATCGAGGCCGGTCTGGATCTGTCAATGATTACAAACGGTCAGAGCCTGTCCGGCCTGCGGGCGGAACTATTAGGCCAAGCAAAGTGGGTGCGGGTATCGATGGACTACACCAGCTCCGAGCAGATGGTCGCTAGTCGTAACGTGCCGGAATCTTGGTTCGACGGCGTCATTACTAACCTCGAGCAATTCGCCACCACCAAAACCCAGTCGTGTGATCTGGGTGTAAATTTCATAATTACAAACTACAACTACGAGGGGCTAGTCCCCTTTGCAAAGCGGCTCAAAGATATCGGCGTTGAAAACGTCCGCTTCTCACCCGTCTACGTGCAAAACTTCAAAGAGTACCACGCCCCAATCGCCACCCGTGTGCGCGAACAACTGGCCGAATGCCAGTCATTTTGCGATTCAGACTTCACCATTAACACCACCTACGATCTGGATAGCCCAAGTAAGTCACCCGTTCGGCCATTCCATCGCTGTCTTTATGCTCAGGCGGTCTGCGTTGTCGGTGCGGATCTGGATATCTACGCCTGTCACAACACCGCCTACAGCAATCACGGCCGGATCGCCTCCATGAAAAACCAAAGTTTTGCCGAGGCATGGTTTAGCGAAGAAGCGCGGGCATGGCATAAGAACTTTAACCCTGGCGTCAGTTGCCTGCACGAATGCGCCAATCACGCCAAGGTCGCACTGTTTGAAAAGCTGGCCACCGATAGTCACGATGCCTTTGTATGAACAAACAGGATCTAATTGTTTTTGAACTGCGGATTAAGGCGCTATTTGAGCAGGGCAAACTGCCATATCTGATTCATTTATGCGGGGGGAATGAGGATCAGCTCATTGAGATATTCAAAGACATTAAGCCGGGCGATTGGATTTTCTCAAGCCACAGATCCCACTACCACTATCTGCTCGCTGGCGGAGATCCCAATTTGCTTGAAGAAATGATTAGAGAAGGTCGCTCTATGTTTGTCTTTGACCGTAAACTGAATTTCTACACCTCGAGCGTCTTGGCCGGCACTTGCGGGATAGCGGCTGGAGTAGCGCACACGCTCAAAGAGCAGGGAAGCACGGCAAAGGTGTGGTGCTTTCTGGGCGATGGAGCTGAGGATGAGGGGCATTTTTATGAGGCCGTAAACTACGTGGCTGGGGCAGATTTACCCTGCACATTTATTATTGAGGATAACGATCGATCCGTGGATACGCCGAAGGCAGCCAGGGGAAAAGCCACGATGACTTGGCCCGATTGCGTGAAGCGATACCACTACACCCCAACGTTTCCGCATGGTGGGGTGGGCTGTAAAACTATGGTCACATTCGATCCATCCATTCGCCCTATCTGGTGACAAGGTAAAGAATATATGCCCGCCGTCACCATGCTCGATCGCCTTGTCGAAGCAGCCCTACAAGAGCTGCTGGCCACTACAGTCACCGGGGTGAACTACCACCTATCTCACGACAAGACCGAGAATTTGCCGCCATCCATCGTGATTAAAGCCACCCTAGGCACGGAAGAGCCGGTGCAAGGATCGGGAGTTTTTAGCGTCCCGGTAGATATTATTGTCGAGGATTCTTATGATGATACCACCGTCGACGCTCATACCCAGAAGTGCAGTAAGGTGTTGCAGGCTTTCTTTGACTCTAGCTCATTGGCCACTCGCCTTAATGCCACTACTGCGATTGGATCTGCTCGGT